GAAATGGTTACGCCTGCCGTAGCGCGGTGCATAGAACCGCTTGCAGATGCGCTCAGGAGGGATACAGATATGAAGCGGATCTGCTGGGTCAGGGCAGGCATGTGGATTGTTGACGGCATTGCCCTCAAACGAGCGCCAGGAGACGAAGATTTTATGCAGCCGCTTACTGCTAAGGGACTTGAACGCAGAGGATATATCAAGCTGGTTAAAGGCCCGGTTGATGACCGGAAGGTTGCTGAAGTGGTGGGGGAGGAAGTCAATGCCAAGGCTGGTGTGTGAAATATGTGGCAGCACTGCGGAAGTGGTAACATTGCAAGGGTATGGACTCAATCAGATAATCTGCCAGCGCTGCGCTGGGCCGATTGTAGCTGCTCAGAATGCTGAGGAGTGGGCTATCCTGCGTGAGAACCGCAGCCGTATCGTGAATGTGATAGCAGCCAAACGCAAGGCAATGAAGCGCGTGCATAATGAGCTTGGGAAGCTGCCTACGGACGTCAGGGAGGGACTAATACGTGGCTGATTATTACGTTGATAATGTGCTGGGGAATGATGCGAACCCGGGCACTGGTGAAGGTGCGGGCAATGCTTGGGCTACCATCCAGCACTCTATCAACATTGTGGGTGCCGGACCAGGAGACGACCGGATATTTGTGAAGCACAATGTGGGGACGCCTTACACATTAGCTGCGCCTCTTGCTGTAAATCTGAATCCAGGTGCAACCTGGCTAACCGCTATTCTGGTCGAGGGCTATGGGACAGCTCTAGGCGACGGTGTCAAGCCCATCATCCGCAAACTGGGCGCGGTCAACAATCTGCTTGCAATTGCCGCTCCTGGGAACTGGTGGATTTGGCGAACCTTTATTTTTGATGGTGCTGACCTGGATAATATCACCTGCGCAGCTGTCTATAATCTGTTTCAGGACATCGAGACTCGCAATTCTATCGGCGGTAACGGTTTAACGATGATACCAAATAGGAACTTTGCCTACGATATCTATGCACATGACAACAGCAACAACGGGATAGACGGTGGATTCCGTCAGGCGATTGTTGGTTGTTATGCAAAAGACAATGGCGGTTGGGGCATTACCCAAAACTACCCGGTAATAATGGGCTGTCTGGCATCAGGGAACGGTGGAAGGGGCATCGGAGACCTCATTGGGAATAACATGAATGGCATGATAGCCAACTGCACTGCCTGGGATAATATTGGGGATGGTATTTCACTTCCACGAGGTAGCGCAGCAGTGAACTGCGTCGCTTCTGAAAATGGCGGTATCGGGATAAATGGTGGTCCGGATACCTGGGCTGTCAAATGCGATTCATTCAACAATACGGGCTTAGACTATGGCGCAACTATTCTGGAGACTGAGACACTCATAGATGACCCCGGCTTTCCAGACCCAGGTAACGATGATTTCCGACCTGGTTTGAACATCCAGGCGCAGGGTGTGCCTGATGCTGCTGTTCCTGACGGACTTGCCTACGGTGGCTATATGGATATGGGCGCGCTTCAATTGGAACTGCCGATACGCAAGAGCACGAGTCAATTTGTAGAGTATCTCAAAAGCGCTGAGATGAGGGTGCGATAATGCCAGACTATCCATTCTACTTTAGCAATGCTGGCACTCCGGCGGTGGGCTTAGCTCCAACCGTAATCAGTTTCTACAACTTGAGAAGCCTCGCACCGATAGCTGGCGCACCTGCACTCGATGAGGTAGGAGGGGGGCTTTACCGCTTTGTCTATACACCAACAGTGGACATCGTGATGGTAGTGGATGGCGGTGCCGCGCTTGTAGCTGTTGACCGTTATATTGCGAGGCACATAGGCCCACAGTTCACCCTCAAGGGTGCTGGCGCGGAAGCGGTGACGGTCATTCTGCGGGATGCTGCCGGCAATCCGATTGCCGATGCTGATGTGTGGATTACGAGTGATGCAGGCGGCGCAATAATTGTAGCTGGGACGCTGCAAACAAATGCTGCGGGTGAGGCGCTGTTCTATCTCGATGCGGGAGAGACTTACTACCGCTGGGCACAGAAGGACGGCATCAACTTTACTAATCCGCAGGAGTTCGTTGCAGTCGCAGACTAGGAGGCATAGATGCCGACAAATATATTCACCGATGCGGTAGTTGCAACCGGCGCGGCAGTCCTATCACTTGACCTGGTGAAACAATATCTGCGCGTGGGCGGTACTGCTGAAGATGACCTCGTGCAGCAGCTCTGGGATACTGCGGTGAACCTCTGTGCAAAGTTTACCGGCTGCTGGTTCAGTGAGGATACTGCTGCGGATTATGTGAGCGGTGGAGGGCACAATCTCTGGCCCTTCAGCAGGCTCCCTATCGTCTCTGTGACGGGCATTTATGATGAGGATGCAGCCAGTGATGTCAGTGCGGGAGACTACTATCTCAGGGGCAGTAAAGTCCGCATTACCTACAATGGTGGCGGCCGCTGGCCCGAGGGTGATAGGCGCTACAGAGTGACTTACCTAGGTGGTTACGGGACAACTGTGCTAGTCCCTGAAGGATTGAAGGGTGTGATGCTGGATTTGACACGCAGAGCCTATGATAACCGGGGTGGCGTGCAGGCCGAGTCTGCGGCAGGTTGGAGCGGTAGCTGGCAGGAGCTATGGGCAAACTCAGATATAGCGAAAAAGTTGCGACCGTACGTGCTGACCCAAGGAGTGTGAAATGAAGCATAAGGCGATACCCGTAACCTCCTGGGGGGCGACCGGGCGCTCAGTTATCCCAAGGGGTCTGCAGGGCAGGCCGAGGCGGCGACGGACGAGTTCTTTCTCGTTGGGTAACGAAAAGCGGAGAGTGCTGAAATGAAGTTTATACGTTGGCTGAAGAAAGAATGGAAGGAAGCTAGTAAACCTGGATACAATCCACCACCAGATAATCCACCTCCCAAGCCTAGACCCTCACCTGCTCGACCTCGGCCTGCTTCAAAGCCTATTGAAGTTGTAATCCGCATAGAGGATGCGAAATGAGACTGAACCGCTGCCTCTATTATGCGCCGAGCCGAACGCCTGATGGTGAAGGAGGCTGGACTGCAGGCTACGATGATCCGGTCGTTTCCTATGCTGCGGTTATCCTGCATCAAGGGGAGACCTGGATAACGGTTCGCCAGGAAACGGTCTGTGATATGGAGGCGATTTTCAAAATGGACGAGGGCTACTATCGCATCATTGCCACGCAGTCGGCAGGCGGCGCACCGATGAAGCGGCTGCTGGTCGAGAGATGCCAGAAGCCCATAACCCCTTCGGGAGCGTGATGTGGTTAAAATGACCGTGTCACAGTTGAAGTTCCGCGCTAAAGAGCTTATGCAAAATGTCGAGCGCGCAAGTCTATCGCCAATGCTTGAATGCGCAGTGCTGGTAGAACGTGAGGCAAAGCGGTTGCTCTCGCGCACTGCAACAAGGATTCAAGGCCCACGAGGTGGAAAAATTGTGTTGCCATCACCACCAGGAACGCCACCGAGACAGCGGAGCGGCGAACTGATGGGAAGTATTGGCCACGCGCGGGATGGGCAGAGCGCTATCGTCGGGCCTGGAACACGCGCTGTCTATCCGAAAGTCCATGAGTATGGATTGGAGTTTGGAGGCAGACACTTTCCGCAGCGACCCTATATGCGACCTGCATTGTCAAATACCAGGCATGAGTTTCCCAAGAAGTTTAAGGGTTTGAAGCTAAGGAGAACAGGTAAATGACTCCAACGACGAAGGCAAGAAAACTTTGGGTAGTAGGTGAAGCGCTTGAGGAGCATCCAGAGGGTACGAGTTGGGAATTAGTCGGCGTATTTGATAGCAAACGAAAAGCCCGAAAAGCGTGCACTAAAGTGAATCACTTCATGGGGCCTATGTATCTGAACTGGCGCGCCCCAGATGAAAAGCTCGTTTGGCATGGCGTTTTTTATCCACTAATAGAGGCATAGAATGGCAGATTCACCTGCACCAGCAATACGGGATTTGATAGTAGCAGATATTGACATTACTGCGCAACTGGCAACCTATGATTTCGGCGGCCCTGCTGTGACGCCTGCTGTATTCACGACTGACCCTATCCCGGTGGATGCCGAGCTGCCAGCGATCGTCATTACGGAGATAGGCGGTGATAACGACTTTGGCTCTCGCAGCCACAAAGGTGCGCATGTGCGCTGCGATGTGCGAGTCTACGATGATAAAGACCGTAGTCGCCAGGCGGTGCGCATACTTGCTTGGGCGCTATGGCGCTTGCTGCACCGGGCGCACCTGGACATTGAGTGTATGAGCGACATCGGCTGCTATGCTGACCCACCTGCTGAGATTACGGATGCGGAGGGATTTCCCGGGTTTGTGATACCGGTTTTGATTTGGATTTTGGACGAAGTGGTAGCCTGACAGGAGAATGGAAAGGTTGAAATGAGATGCCTGTCTGCGTAGAGGTCCCGGCAAAAAGAGGCTATGAATGCGAGCTCTGGCTGGGCGGTTTGCTCATCGGTTATGCGACCGATAATACCCCGGACTTTGATTCCGACAAACTCGAAGTAACGAGCCGAAACTCAAATGCCTCCGAAGAGTCAATGCAGGGTATACATCGCATCACCGATGCAATCAGCGCTGCTATCTGGGTGCCAAGCGATGCAGGTATCCAGGCAATCCAGGCGGCATACTGGAACAGGACGCTGTTGACCTGGCGCGTAGTCGACTCGAATGGTTACGGCTGGGAAGGTTGCGTCTGGGTTAAGCATTGGACGCCTTCACCACGGACGCTCGAAAGTGCAGTGTTACTTTCGGTCGACCTGATAGTGACAGGCCAAGTCGTTGAGATAACGCCATCAAGTTGAGGCCAGAAAAAGCAGGAGGACAAGATGCACAGTTTCAAGGATGTTGAAGGGCGTGAGTGGTCTATCGAGCTGGATATACCTCTGCTGATTCAGTTTGAGGAAATCACTGGGCGTTCACTATTTGCCGAGATGGGCGAGGGTAACTTCGGCGTCAAGGTCGCCTGCCAGCTTGCATACATTGCCTGTCAAGAGCAGGCAAATAAAGCAAAACTTGCTGACCTGCATGCATTCACGCGCGCCATCGGTAAGGGTGCTTTGAGCGCGGTAGTTGCTGCGGTGACGGATGAAGTGAACGAGTTTTTTCCAGGGAAGCAGGAACCCAGCCCGGACCCTACAGCTACCGACATATCTGCGAACTCGCAGCGCTAGGTGGTGTGCAAACTCTTGAGGGCTGGACACTGAGGGAGCTTGTATGGCGAGCGGAAGCACAGCAGCGGGAACACTGGAACCACACAGCTATGGTCTGCTATGTGCTGGCAACCGTGATGGGTGCGAAGGATGTGCAGCTAAGCGACTTCCATCCATTTATGGCGACCGAGCCGCGCATAATGAGTGGTAGGGATTTTAGCGAACGGCGAGCGACGCTGCCAAAACAGATGACGAACGAGGAGATAGAAAAACTCTGGAGGGAGAAGGGCCGTGGCGAGGTTGAGCGCCTCCGCAATTAAGGCTGGCGAGGCCTACGTTTTAATCACTGCGCGGACGAGCGAATTGTCTAAGGGCCTCGATAGCGCCCGGGCACATCTGACCGGCACGCTCGATAAGATGCGAACTCGAATAAATCGCTTCGGTGCAAATGTAATGCGCCGGATGCGGATGGTCGGTGTTGCCATCGGCGCTGCATTCATGGTCGCAGGTGCTAAGGCTATCAAGCTCGGCATGGATGCTGTCGAGAGTGAAAATCTTTTTGAAGTCTCGATGGGCAAGATGGCCAAGAGTGCGCGGAACTGGAGTAAAGAGCTTCGCAAGAACCTGGGCCTTAATGACTACGAACTCCGCAAGACTATCGGCACCTTCAATGTGATGTTCAAATCAATGGGGATGGGTGCTGAGAAAGCATATGACCTTTCAACTGGCCTGGTGGAACTCACCTACGATATGGCGAGCTTCTACAATCTCCGACCGGAGGAAGCATTTGAAAAAGTGCGCTCAGGTATGGTCGGGATGTCCAGACCGCTGCTGGAGCTGGGCATTAACCTTCAGGCAATGCAGTTACAGACTTTGGCTGCGACGATGGGATTCAAAAAGAACTGGCAGGAGATGACGGAAGCCGAGAAGGTGATGGTTCGCTATCGTGCGCTGATCGAACAGACCGGCGATGCCCAGGGGGATATGGCAAGAACGCTTGATAGCCCGGCAAATAAAGTGCGTTTGCTCAAGGAAAGCTTTGTCGGCTTTTTAACTGACGTTGGCAAGAAGATCATTGCGCCAGATGGCCCCATCTCAGGCATTGATGCTATCCGTGGCAAACTCGAAGAATGGCGGGATTGGGTAGACAAAAACGGGGATAAGATTCAAGGCTTCTTCAAAGAC